CCGGGCGCGCCGAGGGAGCGGAGCGGGCCAAGGCCGAAGCGCTGGCCGCCGTCCGCGGCGAGGCCCAGGCCGCAGGTGCCCAGGCCGAGCGCGAGCGCATCAGGGCCATCGAGTCCGGTGCGCTCCCCGGCCATGCCGCCCTGCTCGTCCGGGCCAAGTACGGCGCCGATGGCGACGAGTCCAAGGGCGTGGCCGCGATCGCGCCGATGAGCCCGGAGGCCTTCGCCCTGGCGCTCATCGCCGAGGAGCGTGGCCAGCGGGCGCAGCACTTGACCGACGCCGCGGCGGACTCGACCGAGGCTCTCAGCGGGATCGTCCCGGGCACGGCGCCCACGGCGTCTGCCGGCGAAGAGGCGAAGAGGCAGCATCTCATCAAGGTCGGGGCCCAGGCTGGCTCCACCGGGAGGAAGTGAGCCATGAGCAGCAGCACCGAAATCTTCACCCCCGACTCCCTCATCGGCGGCGCCGTGCTGCCCTTCCCGACCAAGGGCGAGACGCTGGAGGTGGGCCAGGACCTGATCCGCGGCACCGTGCTCGGCAAGGTCCTGCGCGTCATCGGCGACGCAGACCCGGATGCCGGCAACACCGGCGAGGGCACGATCGCCGGCGCCGCTCTGGGAGCGCACGCGAAGATCGGCACCTACCGTGCGGTCTGCATCGACGTGGGCCTTCCCGCCGTCTTCGCCGTCTTCGACCCCGACGGCGTCCGCCTCGAGGACGCCACGGCGGGCGTGGCCTACGCCGGGCAGGTCGAGTTCGAGATCACGGCCTACGGCACCGCCTTCGCCGTGGATGACCTCTTCACGATCGCGGTGGATGCGGGCTCCGGCGAGGTCAAGCTGGCCGACACGGACAACATCGATGGCACCGAGGCGATCTACGGCATCCTGGCCGAGGACACCGACGCGTCCCTGGCCGCCACGGAATGCCCGGTCTATCTGGGCGGCGAGTTCAGCGAGGACGCGCTGACCTTCGCCAGCGGTGACACGGCGGACGACTTCCGCGACGCGGCCCGCGAGATCGGCATCCTGTTCCGCACCAACGTGAGCCCGGACGAGGCCTGATCGGGGTCTCCGTTTCGCCGACCATCATCTGTCCATTGAGCTGAGGCGCCGCCAGGCGGCCCAGCAGAGAGGAGATCCGCGATGACCATCAACCTGTTCGAGCCCCGGACCATGGGGCAGATGCTCCTGGAGCGGAAGGCACCGAAGGGGTTCATCCGGAGCCTCTTCTTCCGCGACGAGGTGCCCTACGACACGGAGCACATCGACTTCGACATCGAGACGCGGGTCCGGCGCATGGCCCCGTTCAGCAACCCGAAGCTGGCGGGCCAGGTGGTCGACGACGTCGGCTACAAGACCAACAGCTTCACCCCCCCGCTGATCAACCCCAAGAAGGTCACCACGGCCGAGCACCTGCAGCAGCGCCAGGCGGGCGAGGCCGTCTACGGTGGCATGAGCCCCGACGAGCGCGCCGCGGCGAAGCTGGGCAAGGACCTCGCGGACCTGGACGACATGATCATCCGCCGCGAGGAGTGGATGTGCATGCAGGCCGCGCTCGAGGGCTCCGTGCGTGTCCATGGCCAGGGGATCGACGTCACCGTCGACTTCCTGCGCGATGCCGGCAACACGATTGCCCTGCTCGCCGCCGGCGATCGCTGGACGGCGGGGACCGCGGACATCCCGAAGAACCTCCGAGACTGGCAGCGGCTCATCATCAAGCGCTGCGGGATCGCTCCCGACAACGCGATCATGGGCCAGGCCGCCGCGGACGCCTTCCTGAGCAACTCGGCGCTGCGCACCCAGCTCGACACGCTGCGCATGGACCTCGGCCAGATCGCCCCCGAGTTCCGCGAAGCGCAGGGCGTGACCTACCTCGGCCGGCTCAAGGGAACCGGGATCGACCTCTGGTCTTACGACGAGTGGTACATCGATCCCGAGGACAACGCCCACGCCGAGACCGCCATGATGTCCAGCAAGTGCGTGCTGCTGGGCGCGTCTCGTGCGCGCACCGAGCTGGCCTACGGCGCCGTGCCCGTGGCCACCGGTGAGGAAGGGTCGTCCGCGATCACGCTGATCACGAGCTCCCGCGTCCCGGAGAGCTGGATCCAGAAGGAGCCGGCGGCTCGCTTCGTGAAGGTGAGCGCCCGGCCGCTGCCGATCCCGATCCAGGTCAACGCCTTCCTCAAGGCGACCGTCGTCGCCTGATTCGAATGGAGGCGCCGTGACCCTGCGCGACCAGCTCCTCCTCGATCGCTCCGTCTTCTTCGACGCCGAGGGGGGCTTCGGCGAGGAGCTGGTCCTCACGCTCGACGAAGAGAACCCGGTCCCCGTGACGGTCATCGCCGTCCGGGACGATGACCTGACCACCAAGCGCACCCAGGGTCCGCAGGAGCTGGAGGGCGTGTTCACTTCGCGGACCGTCCTGCACCTCGCGTCCGGCCAGATCACCCGCCCTGTCGAGGGGCAGCGCCTGACGCTGGGCGCCGAAGCCAGCTCGCAGTGCTGGTACGTGCGGCGGGTGAGCGAGGCGGAGGGGATGCTCGAGCTCCTGCTCGAGCGGCAGGAGACATGAGAGATGGCCGGACCGTGAGGTCCGGTCAGTAGGTCTGCTCCCCCTGGGGACGCCCTTGCAAAAGGGCGCGGGCTCGTACCCCGGTCGACCTTCCAATGACAGGAGACCTGAGCCGTCCAGCCCGGGAGGCACCGTGGTCACCTTCGACGCCAAGCAGATCGAGCGGGCCGCGAAGTGGCTCGAGCATCTGGCCGGCGCTGACGGGATCATGAAGCAGGCGATGGCTCGGGCAATGAACCGAGCGATCGAAGGGGCGAAGACCACGGCGGCCAAGGACATCCGGGCGACCTACCGGGTGAAGTCCGCAGACATCAAGGCGACCATGAATCTCCAGCGGGCCACGCCGGCCAAGCTGGATGCGCAGGTCAAGAGCGTCGGTCAGCGGATCTCACTCTACATCTTCGGCCCATCACCTGACCAGCCGGGGACCGGCGGACGCTTCCCGGGGATGGGGATGACCAGGCCCCCGCTGCGGGTGGCCGTGAAGCGCAAGGGCGGGAAGGGCGCGCGGAAGATCATCCCCGGCGCCTTCATCGCCCGCTTCGGAGGTCGGCTGCGCGTGGCCATGCGTAAGGGCGCCAAGCGCTTCCCGATCGAGGTTAAGTACGGCCCCGCGGTGCCGCAGATGCTCGGCGTCGAGTCGGTCATCCGCCATGTCGAAATGGTCGCCCAGAAGCGGCTGGACGAGCGTCTGGCGCACGAGATCAATCGAGCGCTGGACAAGGCGGCGGGTAAGCGATGAGCAGCATCAACAACCTCGTCGATCGGTTGGTCGAGTGGCTGCCCGGCGTGCTCGTCGACCTGCGCCAGCAGGCGGCAGATGGCACATCGGCAAGGGCTCCGGCGCCCGTGGCCTACCAGCCCCCCCCGCCGAGATCGACGAACGAGGTGCGCCCTCCCTGCGTGATCGTGCGGCCGGTGTCCGGCGACGGCGACGACGAGAGCACCATCACCGTGCAGATGCAGGTCATGTCCTACTCCGAGGACGCCGACGGGATGCGCGATGACGTCAACACGATCCAGCGCATCCTCAATGCCCTGCTGCAAGAGCCGACCCTGGGCCCGTTCAGCTTAGTGAAGCCGGTCAAGTGGCTTTGCTACGAGGAGCAGCCGCAGCCAATCTGGGGCGCTCGCATCACCACCGTCTGGACGCAGCCCTCCTGTGCCGAGTTCGCGACGACCTGACCGGCGGACGCCGGAGATAGAGGAGCAGAGGATGACCATCTACCAGCACGGCGTCTATTCGTCCGAAGTCCCGACCTCGATCCGTCCTCCGGTCGAGGCGATGGCCGGGCTGCCGGTCTTCTTCGGCGCGGCTCCGGTGGTGCTGGGCGACCGGGCCAACGTCAACAAGCCCGTGCTGGCCACGAGCTACGCGGAATTCGTGCAGAAGCTGGGCGAAGGGCCCCGGGCCGACTACTCACTGGTGCGGGCGGCCTACGGCTACTTCGGCCTCTACGGCGTCGGGCCGGCTATCTTCGTCAACGTGCTCGACCCGGATGACGCCGACCACATCATCGACGTCCCCCGGGCGACGCTGGCCTGGGCCTCCGCCGAGATGAGCCAGACCGTGGCCGTATTCGGCATCGACCCCGAGTCCGTGGTGCTGGACGATGGCGCAGAGGTCCCGACCGAGTACGACATCGACGATGACTACACCCTCGCCTTCGACGACGACGGCTACCTCGTGATCACCAGGCTGTCCGG